CCTCCCACAGATCGAAAGGATTCACAGGAGACTCATCTTCAAACTCAGGTTGCATAGCGGCAGTGATCTTGTCAAAGATTTTCTTACCGAACTTATACAGGAACACTTTGCCTTCATTCTCAGGGTTTGCTTTGTCGCTCACCACATAGATGTTAGCGTAGTAAGTCAGTTTACGCTTCTGCTTGCGAGCAGTTTCTTTATCTGCATCACGACCACTGTTCCACAGGCGACGATTCACTTCGCCAACAGGATCTTTCTGACCAAGAGTAGTCAGAGAGTTTTCGATATACCAACCACCATCACCTTGGAAGGCGTGAGAGTAAAGTTTTACGAAAGGGATTTCCTCACCATCAGGCGCGGGAAGGAAACGAATAACAGCATACCCATTGCCAGCGGCGTCAACGCTAGGCTTCCAGAAACGATCATCGCCAGTGGAAGCAGAGTTTGCTTTCTCAAGTTCCTTAGACAGAGAAGCAAAGGAGTTTTGAGACTTGCGCTTAAGGTCAGCAAAAGACATAGGATTACCTCGGATTTGTTTAGATTTGGTCTGTGTGACGCCTGATCACCTGATCATCATACCACGGGCAGCGGGCGGCGTCAACCCTCTGCCTCGATCTCCCGTTCAAACTCATCGAGCTTGTCTAGCATGTTACGCATGAGTGAGAGAACGTCTGAAGTTTCCCACCACCCATACAGCATCTTAGCACCTTGCTCGATCTGTTCGCACATCTCTACAGCACGGGGATCATCTGAAAGTTTCAAACGAGTGTAGAAAATTTGTTGCTTCTCTACAAGAGAGCGAACAACCTGAATATATTCAAGTTGATCTTCCTTGCTACCCTTCATAGGCGAAGCAAGAGTGAGTTCCATCGCTTTCATTTGCAGGAACTCCATCTCTTTCGCTTCGTTGCGAACAATATCTGAATCAAAGAAGTCTGTCATACCAACATTAGTTTTGCACGGGATGTTTTCTTAATGAAGTTCAGTTGCTGAGCTTCATACTTTAATTTTTCTTTTAAAGATTTTGATATTAGTTTGGGAACTGTTTCTAATTCAATATCATTTAGGTCACAGTAGTGGATGATAGCATCGATATAACTCATTGCATCTTCCTTCACCAGACCCTCTACTTCTGTAGAGAATCTCATAGCAGTCATAAATTTATCCTCTATTAATTTGGTTTTATCCTCCATACATTTCCTGGTAGAGTGAGCGTAGTTCGATTAGTCTATCGAGATATTCTTTTTTAGGTTGCTTAATAACAACTTGAGTATTACCATCTTCGCAGGCAACGATAGTCACAAGTTGTTTAATGCGTGTATTATATAGTTCATAAAACATACACCCATAAGCAGTCTCTTGAATATAATAGTCTTCCATCCAGTCTTCACGCTTCTCTTCCTTTGAGGTTTTGAAGTCAATGATAGATGGAACACCATCAAACTCACCGATACAATCGACTCGCCCAGCTACTTCCAAGTGGTCAGAATATAATGCTGCTTCTTGTAAATAGACCTGAGTGATTCTATTGAGTGTTGGAACAGCATTTTTAAACATCATAAGGGGGAGGGGTTGCCCTTTGAAGTTCTCTTCATTATAGCAGTTATTGAGCAAATCTTCAACCATCTTGTGGAAGTTTGTGCCACGAGTGGCGGCACGGGTTGAGATTGCCTGTGCCTTATCATGACCAACACGCTGTTTCCATTCGTTCAGTTTCTTTTTCTTCTTCGGGCACACCCCGAGAACAGTTGTGATAGATGGATACTTACCACCCGAAGGTGTTGGATAGAGCCTACGACCATCTACCATAACAGGTTCAAGTTCAATAGGGGTGAATAACGAAGAATGAATAAACATCAGAGACCTAGATTGATTTTACTAATGATATAAGAACGAACAAGACCAGAACGAACGATGTCTTGCACACCAAATTCAATGGAGGAGAACTCTTCCATGGTATTGATAATCTTTTGGAAGTCAAGAATACCATTACGTTCGTTAGTGCGAACGAGGTCAGTCTGTTGAACATCCCCAGAGAAGATAATCTTACAATCCTGACCGACACGAGTGATAATGGAATCAAGTTCATGGAAGTTCAGGTTCTGCATTTCATCTACGATGATGATGCAGTTATCCATGGTAGTGCCACGAAGGAATGAAGTAGACCAGAAGCTAATCGTTCCTTGGTTCTTTAGATTGCCATAGAGTAGTTCAAACTCTTCATCAGTTGGGAGTTCAAACATATACTTTACCATATTCTTATATGGAATCTGGTAGAGCGATGACTTATCTTCATGGTCGCCAGGAAGGAAACCAATCTCGCGTGTCGCTACAAGTGAACGAACAATATATACTTTTTCGTATGGAGTGTTCTCGTTAAGAACATCTTTGAGAGCGAGGTAAAGTGCTACGAATGTTTTACCAGTTCCAGCAGCACCATAAGCAAACAAATGCTTATCGTTTTCCCACTCTTCAAACATCTTACGTTGTGAATCGGTAAGAGGTTCGATGTCTTTAGCGAAGTAGTCAGCATTTAGTGGCTTCTTACGCTTCATTTGTTTCACGCTCATTCCCGTTGGAACGGCTTGCTTAGTCTTACGATTTCTTACAGGCATATTAGAGACGGTTAATATTAGATCCAGGGGTGTCTGCTGCGCGATTAATAACGTGTTTCCAATCGCTATCAGTTTTGTTCTGCCAGTTTCCTACTTCGGAAACAGCATGGAGAATAGTAGGCATCTGAGTGATGTGAGGATTAGCTTCAAGATATGGTTCTCTCTCTGCCATATACATCCACTTCTCAAACTCTTCACCTGTATTGTTATCCTTGAACTTGTAAGTTGGCATGTTCTTCAATAAACCATAATGGGGGTGTAGCGGGAGACTTCCAAGTAGCAAAAGCAACTTTGTCTCCGATATAATAGTTACGATAGGATTGGATGCTATCGCCAACTACTTTGTATTTATCGGGCATTGCGGGGGGAGGGTCACTCCATCCATTAGGTAACAGATTGCCAGGATTTCTCCACAAATATCCGATTAAATCTTCTGTCTTATGATACTTGTTGTAGCGAAGTGTATACTCTATACACAGATGTTGAAACAAATCAAACAACCATTTGTAATGAGACACTGATTGCCGCACCCACACAGCAGATGGGTGATTGATGTGACATGCTTTATAGAGCACATCTTCCCGTGGTTTGTCAAGCATATAACGTTTGACTGTGATACCCTTAGGAGATTTCTGCGTATAAGGAATGCCGTCAAGCACACGATGAGCAGTGGAGAGAAGCTGAGCGTACTCAACAATCATCTTACACACATGTCGGTCGCAGTGCTCGGCGGCACAGGTGCGAGGGTCGTAACTGAGATAGAAAATATTCATGGGGTCTCTGTCGTTGACCCCATTATATCACCATTCCATCGCTTCCGCAACCGATGGAAACTGCTCCTTGAAGATTTCTCTACACTGCTCAGCGATGACCATGTGTTCCTTCTGAGTGCCATGGGCAGAGCGAAGGTCGATGTAGTGCAACCATGACCTGCATGAGCCCGTCATGTAGATCCGTGTGGGGGTTGCTAGGGGGAGCACGAACCTTGCACACTCTTTGGCGATTCCCGCCCCTAGGAGGCGCTTGTAGAGCGCGTTGGCGGCGGCGAAGTGCTCAGCGATCTCTGTCTGATACTTGAGTTTCACATAGTCTCCAAGGTCATCCGTAGAGTTCTGACGGTTCTTGGTATCCTGTCGGCGCAGATCAGGCACAGGAATATGCTCAGTGATTAGGTTAGCATCAGCATAGCGTTGTGAAAATTCCTGGAATGTGAAGCTCCTATGACGAAGAATCTGTGCTGCGATGCCACGATTTGTTTCAATCTCAAGGGTCATATGAGATTGTTCAAACACAGACCAATGATTATGCTTAATGCAATAACGCAGTAACCCTGCGTAGTTTTCATTATCTTGGTTGCTAGGGTTAGACACTCTAGCAACGTATGCCATTGTCTTTTCGGCATCAGGCGTAACGGAAATTAATTTAACTGTCATATCAAGCCATAGTTATACTTAAGGTTACTCGAATAATATCACCACTTGCAGCAACTAAATATGGACCATCGTCAAATTTTTCTGCAAAGATTACAGTAGAATCATCAGCAGTGGTTACATAATACCCATAAACGTTTCCAACTGACGCAGTAAAGTTCCAAGTCTGTTGTGGGTATGAAGCAGTAGTATTAGAAAGACTCCAAGTAGTTCCAGATAAACTAAATGGAACATATCCTCCGCCAGTTAATTCTACAAAATCAGAAATAACAGATGAATCATTTGGAGATATATTATTACTGAATAACTTTAATTTCAAATCTTGAACTGTAGTATCCTTCCCAATTAAATAAGATACTGCTTGAATCTTTCCAGCATTTGTAAGACATGATTACCTCTTTTTCTTTTCTTGTTTCGGTTGAACTCCCCAAAGCTTTGGATTTACTCGCCCCTCAGATTGTTTCCAACCTTTAAGACCTTCTCTATACCTATCCCAATAGTAATCAAATATTTCTACTTGTTTGTCTGGGATAACTAAGTCATAAGCAATTGCTCCATCAATCTCATAGGTAACTAGGTAAGCATTGTAGGGCAGAGTTCTATCATCTGCCACTGAAGGGTCACAGTTTTGATGGAGAATCTTCATCAGCTACGACCTCCCCACTGAATATTGGGGAATGCTTCCTGAATCAAAGACTTTGAAATACGAGTAAACTTAGTTTGTAGTTTTTTATCTTTGACCAAACAAATAACTTCTGCCTCATCTGGATGCAGATTCTCTAGCATAGCAAGAAACAGTTGCTCTCTCTTGCTCTGACTAATGTGGTCAGCACCACCCTTCACAAAGTAAAAGAGTTTCTTACCTTCATTCTCCAGAAGAGTATTGTCTGTTCCTTCTGGTGCTGGATTGGGAGTGTAAGGAACTTCACCTTCAGGAAGCATTGACTTCACACTCTCATCGAAATTCCAGATAAACAAACTACGAAGTGTCTGTGAATTGTATTTTGCAAGCAGTTCTTTCTTCTCTGCTTTTGTCTTCGCGTTGTTAACCTTGCGAAGAATCTCAGAAATGAGTGGTCTATAAGTATCAGTTGCCATGTTTATTTCACCTCAAAGTGTGGTTGTGTATTACGGAATACAAATTCCTCCATCAACTTTGTTAGTTGATGTTGTTGAAAGTATTCAAGTGGAACTTTTCTTTCGTTGCTATTTAGTGACTTGTAACAAGACACAATCTCAGTAGCAAGATGTTCGGGAATACAGGAAAGATCGATTAGTTTCCGATTACGCTCATAATTTTGAGCAGATTCTTCTGTTAAACAGAATACAGATGGGTCTTGGTTAACCCACTTTTCTAAGTTTTTCTTACTTATAGGTTTCTGTCTCTTGCCTACCACAAATGTATCAGCATCAGATAGGAAGTTAGGTATGCCATCTGACTTATCTCCTTTAATGATATGCTCTCTGGCATA